AGAGGATCTGTGCGAAAACCTCTGTGCTTCCGTGCTTGACTAGCCATTTACCGCGCTGCACTTGGCACATTGCCATGTAACAATTCCATTGACTGAGTCAGATGAGATATTCTCGAGATCGCGAATCTGGACTGGCTCATTGCACAGCTGACAGGCGATAAATGCTGACATAAGGTCAAGCCATTCTCCATTTATCTTAATTCCAACATAACCCATTATTGATTCCTCCCATAGTTAAATGCCAATACAAGTGTTACTAAAACGACCCAGATGATTACGAACTCCATCATACTCTCGCCTTCTGTGGTTTCCATTTACCATCACTACCAATTACATACCAGATTGCTGGGCACTTACCCTCAAAGCCTGCATGACCTAAAGCTGTGCATTGGTACGCTGCCCAATCTTTACCTGTCTTTGTGCTATGCCCTGTTTTCCAGACCATTGATCCATGACTGCAACTAGGCACTTGACTAGCCTCTTCTGTTCCCATGATTGCAGCTACATTGTCGATTGCTTTGTCCAGGGTAACTGGCGCATCTACTACCTTCATGTATTGATTGACAGGCGTAGTCCAGTAATCCTGATCATCTGCCTTAACTTCTGCTACCTGTGGCTTGGATGGCTTTGACGCCACCACTTTAGACATCTCTTCCCGGCTTGGTCGCTTTCCTTTAGGTGCATAACCTGCATTTGCAAGTGCTCTGCCGATCGCCGAAGTCTCACAATTCTCCAGTGCTGAAGTCTGATTGACACCTCGACTGCTAACTGTCTCTTCAGCGTATCCTGTTGCCCACGCAACGCTATCGCTAGAGTCTTTGTATAAATACGCTTTAACAATGTATCGAGTAGCTTCGACCACTTCCAACTCAGTTGCAATGCGAAACGAAGGGTAATCTTTAATAAACTTTTCAAGTCGAACCTCCACTGGTTCATAATCGGCTAGATTAAACATAAAGTTCATTCTCCTCAGTTGACAACATGCCGCCGATGGCGGCGTAGGATGCCATGTCCACCCAATTATCTATGTGGTCAGCTGACTGATTACTTCTAGCCAATTTGACAAGCATCATAATCCCTGCCACCTGATAGTCATGGATAGGCATTTGAAGATAGGCACTAAGCAGCATGGCTGTGTGTTCTAGGTTATCTGCTGGATGCCCATAAGTAAGACCACGATCACGGATTGTATCTGTGGCTGTTAGTAAGATTTCTTGTGCTTTCATTCTTCCCAAAACTCCTGACGATTGACGGCTCGACCTCGATGCCATCCTTCACGAATACCGCGCTCATGTCCAGTTCTATATGCATCTACTGCTATAAGTGTCATTGAGAATATAAGCCCTATAAAACACAGAGCTAGTGCCTTTTCTTGTATTGTCATTTTGCTCCCTTTCCAGCAATATCTTTGCTGTTGGGATTAGTGTGACATCTGGATCAGACTTATCTGGGATATTTAGATAACGAAACGATAACGATTTACTGGTACAACTTTCCGTACAATGTAAATGATCCATCCTTGTTGATAGGCACAAGCATTGGGCTAACATGATTTCCATGTGTCTCTATAACAGCCACGCTCATCTGCCAATTAGCGGCTCCAGCCTTGAGATAAGAGGCTTTTTTCTTGTCCATGACATTACCTGCCTCTACGCCCCACAAAGTCCTGTATGCGGCTCCTAGACCCTCTGTATAGGCACTTATGCCTGCTCTGTGCGTGTGTCCACAGACTACAGATTTGCCAAACTTCTTAGCCAAGCCAAGAGCTGTAAGTCCGGCATTGGAGTTCATTGATCCTTCGTCGCCATGTACTAAGACCCATCCTCGGTGAAACTCAAATGGCTTTTTGTGGAATCTAATGCCGAGTCCTGCGAAGTCCATAAACTTGGCGTACTCAAGCTCTGGCAATCCAATGAGGCTAGGTGCTCGTAGTAGCGTATGGTAGAGCCTGTCTGTGTGATTGCTACGAGTGACATCGCTTGTGCCGAGGTCATAGAGAATATTCTGTGCAAGATTTCTGTCAGCATCTAACGTGCCCTCCCACTCCAACTTAGTACCTTGTGCCCAGCGGCTCTGTGACTGCATGTCAAGCTCATCGCCTGTGTTCAGGACTAAGTCAAACTTCTCACGCTTTACCAGCTTAATTAGATTCTTGACTGCTGCTTCATGGTGAAATGGGATTTGTAAATCGGAGATCACCAAGTAGCGTTTCTTAGTCATCGTCCTCATCTACATAATCGCCTAACTTCTCAGGCGGGACTCCATCTGGCAAGATCCAATGAGGATAAGCCTGTGGCTCTGTAATCATAAACATGGCAATATCTTCTGCAAAGCCTGCTCGCTTGAGAGAAGTGAAATACTCATAAAGCCCAATGCAGTAAGCATCTAGTTTTGAGTAGCCTTGCTCCTCTAGTGCCTTAGTTGCTTTTCTTGCCATAGCACAATGCTACCTGTCTAGCAAGATATTGTAGATCTCATCGACTCGCGTGTTGAGTCTTTTGATCTCAGACAACAGGTGGGTAATTACATACCCTGACAAGCCACCAATGATTGCCAGCGTTGTGAGGTAGAGCGTAAAGAAATCAGATTGTGTCATTTTTTTGGAGTAGCGTACCCAAACACACCGGCAAGGACAGCCCAAAGAATTGAGCGATAATCTGCTGCAAAGTTTGATGCAGCCCATGCTGCTAGAAATGCTCCAGCAGTTAAAAGGTATGGATTCTTGTAGTTCATTATTCTCCTAGTTTGGCGAGTTCTTCTTGGTGAACTGTGATTGCATTGTCAAGAATTGCAAGGGCAGCATCAGCAGCTTGTACTGCCTCGGGGTTTCCTGCTGATACTTCCTTGTTCAATGTGTGCTGATATGCCTCAGATGCAAACTGCGCGATGCGCTGTTCAAGGATTGACTTCTTCTGCTCGTTGGTAAGTAGTGATGAGTAGTTCATGATGCTCCTAGTTAGCGTAGTAAGGTACTTTGACGGTTGTCCCTGCAACTTGCATAGTGATAAATCCTACTGCCAATGCAGGTAAAGCAACCGCACCTGTGTTAGCCGTTGCAGATGTGTTGCCAGATTGGAAATTGATTGTGCCAGCAGCGGTAATAGAAGTTAAAACTGCTGATGCTGATGTCTGTAATTCAAGCAGGTTAGCACTTTGTGATGCTGCTCCGCGTACCGTCATCGGTACCTGTGAGGCAATAATTTGTCTAGCAACCATTGATTGATTGCTACCTATTTGCTGAGCAGTAAAGTTTCCATTGGCATCGAATTGAGGTGCGGTAGATCCAGCAGCGCCAGCAAGAAAAGTGCCGTTGCCTCGTAATACTCCATCGGATCCAACTTTTGCCAGCACCGTACCTGCACTGTTCTGCCACTGTTGTAAATCGGCCGTGGCAGATGCTGCACCGCGAATAACTAAACCCACAGTCGTAGCTGCACCTGCAACCACGCCAAATTGTTGAGCAACTGAGCCTGAGCCAAGTGCCAGCGAAGTTGAACCGACTGTTGTTTGACCTGCAAAGTAATTGGCGGCTGTGCCGTTGGCGTAGAAGTTCCACGAATTAGTTGCGGAAGCTAAATTAGAGTAAAAGCCATAATTATTAGTGGCTTTATTTAAGGTGTGATCAGCGTTAAATCCCATCATTGAAGTAATTGCAGAACCAGCACCAAGAGCTAATGCATCTGCCCAATAATTATTGCATTGATTCAATGTAAAAGATGCGGCAGCGGTCTGAACACGAGATAAGTAAATGTCGGCGCGAACAGTAACATCAGACTGAATAGTTCCATTATTAAAAATACCTTGTGAAAATGTAGAACCAGTAATGTTTTTCTGTGCCACAATGCTAGCACCAGTTACTACGCCACTCCCAATACCAATTCGGCCATCTGAACTAATCTGCAAACGAACAGTTGAGTTAGTAGCCAAGCCCAAAGTATTAGCCGCTGGCAGATAGACACCATTGGCTGGGATTGTTGTACCTGTAACAATTACATTGGGAGTAGTAAGAGTGCCAGTAAAGGTAGGAGAAGCTAATGGTGCTTTAGCTGCAAGATCAGTTACAAGGTTAGTGACCTGAGATTGAGCAATAGCGATTGAAGCCTGAGTAATGCCTATGACTGGAACAGCAGCAGTACCGCCGACAGTAATTGGAGAAGTACCAGTAATAGATTGAACTACCCCAGCAGCTCCAGTTGCACCTGTCGCTCCTGTCGCTCCTGTGGCTCCTGTAGCTCCTGTGGCTCCTGTAGCCCCCTGAGGGCCCTGAGGGCCATCGCTTGCAACTTGAACAATAGTGACATCTTCTGTAACAGTTAAAGTTGTTACATCTTGAATGATCTCAATGACATCGCTCATCGAGTTACCTGTGGGCTAAGACTAATCTTGCCCTGTACTAAACGAGTGACGATGCCTCCTGCACTTGTAATTTCTAAGTCATAAACATAGTTGCCAGCAGCGATTGCGCCAGTCTGTGCAGCTGAAGCAGTCACAGCGATAGTGCCAGTTGCAGCAGTAATGGTGATGCCACCGCTAGGAGATGTCAAAGATAGGTCAGTTGTCGAGTCTGCATAGGTGTCACGGATCTGCAAGGCTGCTGTGTAACCTGTGAGGTTAATGGCTGTACCTGCTGAGTCCTTATAGACAAAGGTTACAAACCAATTAGACCCTTGATCTATCACAAAGTTATTAGTTGCCGCTGTCATGTGTGCCTCCTAGCATAGGTATCTGAAAAAAAGAACTATCATTGTCACCCTCTTTTTTAAACGAGAC